ACCTAGTGGTCTGAGTTGCAGACACAATCGGTACATTAAATTCGACAGCAAGACCACGCAATTCCTCTGCGATTGCCTTGATGTACGAATAACTATTTATACTCCCTCCAAGCCCACGCATACGGCTAGAGGAGCAAATGTTTAAATAATCAATATAGATCATATCAGGTTTAAAGTTTTTCTTCATTTTAAGCTCATTGAGTAATGCTCTAAAATGTCCTGTATGAGCTGCTCCTGTTGGATATTCCTTAATAATAAGTTTACCAATAGAAGCTTGTGCGATTTTTTGTATTTTGGAATCAAAGGCTGGTTTACCAATCCTTTGTAGTTGTTCAATAGGTAGATCCATTAGGTTGGCATCGATACGCTCTGCAATTCTCTCTTCTGCCATTTCCATGGTAATATATAAAACATTTTTACCTTGCTGTAGGACCGATGCGGCACAGTGACACATAAATAAGGATTTACCTACACCAGTCCCTGCAAGAGCAATATTTAAAGTTTTATTGGGTAACCCACCCTTTGTTATTTTATTAAAATAATCCAAATCAAATGGAGTTCGATCCTCTTTTGTATTATAAAAGTCAAATCGCTCATCTGAATCATCAATATAATCATGACCTATTTGTTGGTCAAATGAAACACCTAGAGCTGTGGATAGTATTTCTGGTATGGAACCTTCAGACCTTTCATTATCTCTACCATCAATAATACCAATGGAATCCATAATGGCAAGATGGACTGCTCTGTCCTTACACCACTTTTCAGATTCATTAATTAGGTATTCTGTATCAACATCTGTCTTTACAGCGATTTCATTAATTAACGTTGCAGCATTATTTAGAACCTCATCTGGTGCACTGACCTTTCTTAGCTCTAATTGTAATACCTTAGATGTTGGTAAATTATTATGTTCGTGTACAAATTTAGTAATTAAATCAAAGACAACCTTATGCGTGCCTTCGAAATAATCCTGTTTTAAATATGGTACAACTCTTCTGCAATAATCTTCGTTATTAAGTAGATGATTCAGTATGTGTGTCTGTAGTTGATTCGTTATGTCCAATTCCTATCCTTGATAAATTATTTTCTTCTCCCCATTCTAAACTGTCGGTAATAATATATTGTAATACTGAGCCCAGATAATTTTTAAATGCTTCATCTTCGTTTAATGTATCGAAGTCATGATCAGCTGGGTCCTGTATATTAAAAGTAAATCCTAGGGTTGCCATATCTAAGTCTGGGGATTCCTTGACTGATACAGTACCATAGACAACTATTACATCTTTCCAAGTTCCAGTTTTGAGTTTGACTCCATGGAACTCGGACTGTGGATTTTCTACAAGAGAATAATCCGCTTCTGTTATATTATACACTATCCTCTTCCTCTTGTAAAGTGCTTTCCAAATCTATTTCAAGCATTGGTTTGTGGCCAATTGAATAGAATGATTTAACAAATTCTTTAAAATCTGTATTTTCAAAGATAGGAGTCCAGAAAGCTTCTGTAACAGTATCTTTTTCTCTGACCTTAGGATCAATTATTTCTCCAGTGTCTTTATTCACTGCAGCATACCAGCCCATTGTTGGTTTTACTACATAGCCACCAGCCATTGCTACTTCTAATAGTCCAGAGTATTCAGCAATACCACCTTCCCATGTTACAGAAATAGGTACCTTAGATTTTTCTTTTACGAACCTTGATTTTTCTACATTGATTACAAAGTCATAACCTTGAACATTTGTACCTTTTTTGACTTGTCTCCTACCTATAATCCAAATGTTATCAGCTGAGTAATAGATACCTGTTCCACCTGAAACAATTGCTTTAGGAAATAACCCAATCTCTTGATATGTATGATTGACAGCGAGTAAAGGGATATTTTTCATAGTAAGATAAGGAGTGACCATTCTGAATAGTCCCTTTAGTGCTTTAGCTCTTGACATATCTGCAACTGATTTCTCATTTAATGCATCTTCTAGTTCTTTCTTAGATGCGAGGTTACCAATTGAATCAATTACAACTACAACCTTATCATCTCTATCTAAGTTATCCAATTGACCAACCAAATCAAACTTTAATTGTTCAACATCAACAATAGGAGTATGTAATACCCTTGAAGTATCAATACCAAATGATTCAAAATAAGATTGGGGTGAGCCAAACTCTGAATCATAAAATAATAACACTGCATCTTCATGCTCTTTTAGATAAGCACCTGCCATTAGTAAGGCAAATGATGTTTTAAAATGTTTACTTGGGCCAGCCAATACTGTAAGTCCAGAGCTTAACCCTCCATCAATATCACCAGATAAGGCAACATTAATCATAGGTACATCAGTTGTTACTACATCTTTTTGTGTAAAAAATTCTGATTTATCTAATTGTGATGTAAATTTAATTTTACTATTTTTTTTTAATTTATCCATTACTGACATTATTCGTCCTCCTCGGAATTAAAATTTTCTATTTGAGCAGTATGTAATGAATATTCAATATCAGTACCTATTCCATTTGCAACTGCCATTTCTGCGAATTGTGTTATATCGCTTTCTGTCATACGACAAAATATTTCAACCAATTGTTTGATATCCATTATCTCTTTCCTCCATAGTGTCGTCTTTGTGAGCCACCCATATTTAGTCCTTCAGCTCTTTGGGCTCTTCTATTTCTAGCTATAGCTTCAGATTTTTTTCTTTGTTTTCGTTGAGCAGGTTTTTCGTAATACTGGCGTTCACGTACTTCTTGTACAATACCAGCTTTCTCCACTGCTTTCCTAAATTTCCTTAAGGCAATATCAAACGGCATCGGTGTTGATGGTCGTTTGTCCTTAGGTCGCCTCGGTCGAGGTCTTAAATCAATACTTGGCATATTTCTCCTTTTTATATTAATAGTATATTATATCACATAATCGGTCTTTTGTAAACCGCTTTCTGTAACTCGTTTTCTCAAATCACTTGTAGAGAATCTGTGATCTCTTTTGTTGAAATAAAATTCAATGTTTCGTTCTTGGCATAATTCTCTGCCTGTAAAATCTTTATTGCGATATTCTTCGCCCATAATTTTAACATCGATATGATACATTGATAGTATATCCAATAACTCTGCTTCTGTATTATAGACCAATATTTCGTCTACATATTTAATTGCAGCTAATTGAGCTTGTCGTTCAACAATGTTTTGGACTGGTTTGTTTTTTTCTGGTCGATCAATCGATGGATCGTTTTGTAATGCACAGATTAAATAATCACATGCAGTTTTAGCTTCTCTTAACATGGCAACATGACCCGAGTGTAATAGGTCGAATGTAGAAGCAGTGAAGCCTATTCTAGGATTTTTCATTTTCATTACGAATAAAAGTCCTCAATAAATTTAAATGCCATTTCTTTGTTCTCTACTCCAATCTGAAAATGGTTCCTAACCCCAACTTCTTCGATGTCTTGTATGCCTAGTTGCTCACAGAAAGTATATAACTGTTCTTTTCTAGTTTCAAGTACTTCATCTCTTGCGTGGATTTGTACCTTTAGAGATACCTCTTCGTCGGTTGTAATCTCTAAAACTGGTTGCATCTTATGCGTTGTCTCAAACTCTAAAAGATGATGATGTGATTTTACAACAAAGACATTTAATCTGCCTTTAAATATATTGTAGTTTTCCACATACCAATCAGGATGTACTTCAAAATTGTCGTGTTGACTCTTTTCAAATTCATTAAATAATTCACTCATTTTTGCCATAATAAAACACTCCTTATAATGTCCAGAGACTGAGTTATCTCTTGGGTTGTTATTTGATATTAAATATGATTCAAGTAGAAACGACTGATAGTCTTTTTTAGATTCAAATCGTTCAAGGTTTCTAGCAATAATGTATAGGTTATCAGTATCATATTCTTTACTACCGACATGAGATAAGGCTCTGTTGCCATTACCCTTACCCACATATACAAAATTGCCATCTTCCATATAACCATATACATATTGACCCAAGGTTTCCCAAAAGGCTCCAGGTATAGAGTTATAATCATTTTTAAACATATGGTACCATTATACCATAAAACCAGGTAAATGTAAACACGTTATTTAGTGTATTGGATTCCCTGTTCATTGAGCACTACTCTATTCCACATATGACCTAGCTTTGTGTCGTCCTTGGATTGCCCAAGATATGGAACCGCATGGTGGTTATCAATCATCATTTGGTTGACATTACCTGCTGCATTGGTTGAAACTCCCTCAGTTGCAATCATATTTTCTACAATTAATTCTCCTAAAATTCTACCAAATTTACCTTTGTCATGTGATATTAAATACACTTCGCGATATTCGTTTCTGCTTTTTAGTATACTTTTAAGAAATGCTTTTGATTGTAGACCATAAAATTTTTCTTCTAGGTCTCTAGTTCTTGATTCAGGTGTATCAATACCCATTAATCTTACTCTTTGCTTTTTATATATCATACCGAAACCTAAATCGATATCTACATCGACAGTATCGCCATCGACTATTCTTGTTACGTGAACTTTATATTTGTACATATTCTCTCCTATTTGTAAAATGTGTGATTATTTATAATAACCGTTTGATATAAACTATCTGCCCAGTATGGATATACACTATCGGCATGATAATGTGTTGATCCCTCTGTAATATCTCCATATCGCTCTTGAACCACATCGCGTGCTATATGTAAAGCTGATAGCCATGTTTGACTATTTACTGGATCGTCTGATTTGCCATCACAGAACCAGCTAAACTGACATTGATTTCGTATTGGAACCAATTCATTTTTCCCGTTCACTCTCATCTTTGCTTGATATATAACATCACACACATTATCTGGGTACGATGGATGCTTTACTCGATTTAAAACAACTTGTGATACGGCTATTTTACCAGCCAAGGGTTGATTACCTGCTTCAAAATAAATATTTTGGGCCATACAATACATATCATTATTTTGGTCTGAAGCTTGAAGTGTTGATGGTAATAATAATAAACCCATTAGCATAGCTCCAAAGGCCATACCATATAAGAATGCTTTAAACATAGCTAATCCTGTATGTTTTACTTCTTTATCTACTGCTTTTCCAAATTTACTCATAATTTTCCCTCAATATATTCTGGTAACGAACGCTGACATGACCAACCCAATTCTTTTAGCTTTTCTGTTTTTAGTACACCGTCCATTCTATTACCTGGTTTTGATTCGGTCATAATAGGTTCTGCATTTAGCATTTCTACCAAATCCAATATTGAATATTTTTCATCTGAACCAATACCATAACCATCACCACTACCTTGGAATCCAGCCAATATTAAACCAGCCACAATATCATCAATGTGAGTAAAGTTTCTGAGCTGTGTTCCTGGAGAAGTTACAGGTAATGTTCTGTGGCCACCTTTGACTATTTCCAAGAATTTAGCAACCACTGTTGCGTATTTGCCTTGTCCAATCTCATGATCACCATAGACATTATAGAAATATACAATCGTATAGTCCAATCCATACCATTTAGCATAATTCTGTAATAGGTTAGTGTTATTTGCTTTTGTATATGCATATGGACTCATAGCCTGGCCATCTTCTCCTACAGAAAATTTTGTAGATGAACCAGAATAAATTAATTTAGCATCTTGTAGTTTACAGAATTCCAATACCTTTGGAAATTGATGGTAATTAGAACTCATTACAGTATCGAAATCATTAAAACTTTGTTCTACTCTTGCATATTCGCCTAAGTGAAACACATAATCAAAAACTGGTTCAGACCAAAGCTCTAATAAATCATGCGGTGTTCCCTCGATATATTCTATTCCATCATGATGGTTTAGTTTACTACCAGTAAAATAGTTATCCAATGAAGTAACATTATGCCCTTCAGCTTCTAATTGCTTACATAGTGCAGAACCAATAAAGCCTGCACCTCCAATAACTAATATATTAGTTGTCTCCATATATATCTCTCGTATAGACTTTTTTATTTACATCTGCGATATTATCGTCAAGTCTATTTGCTACAATAACATCACTTAATTTCTTAAAT